GCGCGGGATGGCGGGCACGTCGTCGCGCGGCACGGCGACGATCACTTTGGCCTCGCTGCGCTGGTAGCCTCCGGCCGGCACTTCCATCGTCTCCGGAGTCAGCCATATGACGCGAGTTGAGACGGGGGTGCCTTCGGGCACGGTGACCGTAGCCGGAGTGCCGTGGAGCGTGAAGTTGACCTCGCGTATCTGAGCCTTCAGCAGAGCGAGGTCCACGGTGCTCCGCCCTTACCGTGTGACTCCGTCGAGGCGGATCTTGCCGGTGGCGGAGGGGTTCGCCGCGGCGGCGGCGGCCACGCCGACCAGCGTGTTGCCGCTTGCGGTGGTCGTGAAGTTCTTGGCCGTGTCGTCCCAGTAGAGCTTGGCACCCTCCGTCCAGGCCTGGGCGCTCACCTTGGCGTGCTCGACGACGCCCGTCACGAGGGCGTTGAACTTCGCCGCCTCTGCGGCCGTCACGAGGGCCACGATGACGAGACCGCCGATCAGATACGCCGTGCCGCTGACGACCCCGCCCGTCGGCGCCGTGAGCTCGACCACTTCACCCGGAGCGACGTAGTTCTCCATCTTTCCCTCTCAGAGCTATCTGACCGCGCCGTCCAGACGGACGCGGCCGGTGGCGAGACTCGTCGCCGTGCTTCCGGTGGCCGGGACGACCGTGACCGTATCGGTGACCGCAGCAGCCTTGACTCCGGTGAGCGCGTCAATCGCACTCGCGAGACTCGTGGCCGTCGCATCATCCGACGTGGCCGCAGTCCAGTCCGTCCCCTCGACGAGCGGATAGGCGATGCCGTTGATTGTCACGGTCACGACGGCGTCATCGCTGCCGAGCTGCGCGAAGTCAAGGACCTGGAGCGTCAGGCCCGAGATGAGGAGATCGGCCGGCAGCGCGTCGGTCGCGAGCGCGACGACGGCCGCCACTGGCCTGACGGCCACCCCGACGAGCGTGTTCCCGGCCGAGACCGTCGTCAGGCCCGCCGGTGACGTGTCCCAGTAGAGCTTCTCGTTCTCGGTCCAGGCTTCCTCTGCGACCTTCGGCAGATCGCAGACGCCGGAGACGAGGGCGTCGAAGGGGAGCGTCTGCGCGACCGTCTCGAGGGCGACCACGAAGAGGCTCCCGATGATGTACGGCGTGCCGCTGACGACGCCCCCGGTGGGCGCCGCCAGGGTGATGACGTCTCCGGGGGCGATGGCCGTCTTCACGAGGCGCCTCCCTCCTTACGCTCCGGCGTTCTTGTACAGGCCGCGCCAGTCGATCACCTTCGCCCCGACGTCGTGGCGGACCTTCATCTGGATCCCGTCCACGATGAAGCCCACCTCCTGCTCGACGAGCGGGCCATCCTGGCCCTCGAGCATCGCGAGTTCGAGGACGTCCTGTCCGTCCGCGATGGCGGCCGAGAGATACCAGGCGCTCGTGCTGACCGCGTCGAGTCGCGGCTCCGCGATGACCGTGAGTCGGCCTGCGAAGGGGTTCACGTTCGATGCCTGAGACGCCAGGAGGTTCACGCTGACGAACTGGTCGGCGACCGTCTCCTTGGCGGCGGGGACGATCAGGTAGCGCGGGATGATGTTCAGCTTCGTCGCGCCGTCGACGCCCTCCTGGACGCGCATCGCGGAGCGGCCGGCGCTGATCGTGGTGACGTCGATGGCCCCGCCGCTGCCGGCGAGGTTGCCGTGGTTCGCGTGGAAGAGGGCCACACCGTCGCCCATGTTGGGGTTGTCCGTGATCTGGGCCCAGACGAGGTCGCTCTCCTTGTTTCGGGCCTGCCGCCCGAACATCAGCGGCAGGCGCGAGAAGGCGTCCAGGTCGTCGTTGATGAGGGCCTGCCGGGTGATCGCGAACCGGACCGCGTAGGTGGCAAGGCTATACTGCTCCTTGGCCTCGCCGATCGTCCCGGCCGGGATCTCGCCGTGCTCGAGGACGAGCTGGAGCTGCGGGGCTTCGCCGAGCTGGTTGCGCTTCATGGGCTTGAAGTCCCGGGCCGTTGCCGCGCGGGTGATGGGTCCGAAGGTCTGCGGGGCCTCGTTGTAGGCCGCCCGCAGCGTCTTCCCGGCCACGTCGGCCAGGAGGAGCGAGAAGTCCGAGGTGGTGTGCATCCCGGAGCGGCTCGTCAGACCGAGGGCGATCCCCGCGACTTCCATCGGCGAGAGACCCTCGGTGCGGATGCCTTGCTTGATCAGGTAGCGCTCGGCCAACCGGATCAGGTTCAGACCTCGATACTCGTGGCCCTTGTCGCTGAGCTTGAAGCCGACCTCCCTGCCGTTGGCGTCCTTCGTCCAGGGGTGGGCCTTGTGGAGCAGCGCGTTCTCGATCCCTTCGCGGGTGTGGATGAACGGGTCCTCGCCGACGGTGACATCGTGGCCCGACGGTCTGGACACCTGGCGGGGGACGTCGTTGTGGTTCTGGGCTCCGACCCACTCGAGCACCCGTGTCTGGGCCTCCTCGAGCGAGGTGCCCTTCTCGATGAGCTCGCTCTCGAGGGCGCGCGAGCACCCCGCGTTGAGGCAGGCCTTGCGGATGCCGGCGACGCGCTTCCGCTCGGCCTCGGCGCCCCTCTGCTGGTCCGTGGGCTCCGGTGCCGGTTTCGGCGGGGGCGGCGGGGTCAAACTCATGTCGGCCCGGAACTCCTCCGAGCGCGTCTCTTCGGCCATGACATCCTCCTGGATGGTCGCGTCGCCCGCGACCCGGGTTCGTTCCGACAGCTGTGTCGCTCCGGCGGCCTCCGCGGTCGCCACGATCTCGCACTCGTTCGCGTCGTCCACCTCGCCCGCGCGGACCTTGGCACCGGCGTCGGCCGGGATGGGTACCATCGACACCTCGAAGGGCTCCCAGTCGACGGCCGTGCGGATCGGCGGCGTGTCCTCGCCCTTTCCGGGCTTCTCCTCGAACTTGTGAATCCGGTAGCCGATGCTGACGTTGCGCACGAGACCGTCTTTCACGTCCTGCCAGACGGCCTCGACTTCCTGCCGACGGCTGAATCGGACGCGGCCGACGGCCGCCTTCTTCATCAGCTCGACGCTGCCCGGTATCACGGCCCCGAGCTGGTCCGCGACGGAATAGGGGCGATGCGAATCCAGCAGAGGCGCGCCGTTGTTGAGGCGCTCGAGCCGGACGTGCGCCGGGTCGAGCGACAGGACCTCGACGTATTCTTTGCCCGTCCACCAATCCCGTCGCTTTACCGCCGCGCCCGTCGTGAAGATGAGCTCGACGCTACGGTCCTCCTCGTTGATGGTCCTGGGGGCGAGGTCCGCGCGCAGGGACAGCGGCGGCATGCGGACGACGCGCGTACTCATCTCGCCCTCATCGCCCTTCTTGTTGTCATCGCCGGTGGCTTTCTCGAAGAGGATGGCCTTCTGATCGTGGTCCTTGAGCCACTTCTTCGCTTCCTCGGCGGTGAACTTCTTCGCGTCGAAGCGGATGGCTTGGAGCTCGGTCGTCTGGTCGCGCTTGATGCCCCAGACCGCGTGGATGCCGGTGCCGAACTTGTCGTTCTCGCGCCGGAAGCGGACGTACTGGCTCGGGTCCTTGAGGCGCGCGGCGTGCTCGTTCGGGAACGGCATGTGGTTCGAGCACCTACTGTTCCATCCTCATGGGGAATAGTGTCGCCCCGCGCAGAAGGTGCGCGCTACCGGTCAAATTGACCGGTACCCTTCGGATTGTGTGGTCTAGAGTTAGAGGCCCCCGACGTGGGGGTCACCGGTACCGTGGAGGCAGTAGAGGCCATCGGTCGTCGGCGTTTTGAGCCAGCCCCGCCGGTAGGCGGCGAGGAGGTACTGCTGCACCGTGCTGAGCGTGAGACCAAACCGCCAAGCGACGACACGGGCGCTCGGTGGACGTCCCTGCACCTGCTGCACGGCCGCGATGTAGTCGAGGATCGCCCTCTGCCGGGCCGTGAGCGGTAGCGTCGCGTGCCCGCGGGGCGGGAGCAGGCTCATTCGCGCTCTATCGTCTCCAGCACAGCCCGCCGACCTCGGTCCCAGCAGTCCCGGCAGTGGCCGCCGATCGGGAGCGGGAGCTTCTTCGCCCGGGCGATCGCCTGCTCGATCTTGTCGAGCCGCTCACGGAGCGTGCGGACCTCGGCACCCTCCGAGCGCCGGCGTGCCGGCCGGTCTTCGCCCTCTCGGTTCTGGAGTTCCAGCTCGTCCTCCGGCCGCTCAAGCTCTCTGGGTTGGATCAACTCGTCCTCCTCTTCCTGCTCCCGCCGCCCACTCGATGAGCAACCGTGCCACGTCAGCCGCCGAGATGGACCCGTTGCCGCCGCCCGGGGCACCAAGCCCGGTGACAGCGGGCGCGGATTGCATCTGCCCCGCCTGCGTCATCTTCCGCGGGTCGCTATCGAGCACGAGCCCGAGGCGGTCCAGTTCCTTGAAGTCGCTCGAGAGCTCGGCCAGCAGGTCGCGCGGGTCGTAGCCGCGCTCCCGGATGGCCTCCGACAAGCTCATGATCCCGGTCCGCACGTTGCGCTGATAGGCGAGGCCCTCTTTGTCGGGTTCGATCATGGGCATCGGGGGCGCCGTCCACTCAGCGTCGGAAACCTCGTCCACCTTGTCGACGATGGCCGCCGCCTCCATCGCCCAGTGCCAGACGGGATCGCAGAACTGAGGGACGAGCATCTGCCAGCGCCAGTCATGGACATCATCCCAGTGGCTCAGACGGCTCATCCGGGCCGCCGAGAAGGGCAGCTCCGTGTAGTCCCCGGTGAGGTCTTCGTAGGTGTTTCCGAGGCCGGCGGCGATAGCCCGGAGGGTGACTTCCGCGTAGTCCTTGAACTCCGCGACCCGCGGCGGCTGCACGACCTGAATGTTCGAGCCCGGCGGCCCTTGGATCACCGCGCCGGGCTTGAGCTTGTCGGTGTAGGGCTGGTCCGGATCCTGCTCGGCGGCGTTGCCCAGGGTGGCGCTCTCGCCCGTCGGGTCTGTCACCACGACCGCGAGGTAAGCGGCGATCTTCTGCTTGAGGAGCTGCGCGTCGTCGTACTCGTCGAAGTCTTTGAGCTTGAGCACGATCGGCGCGAGCCAGCTCATCCCCCGCACTTGGCCCGGCCGTTCCTGGTGGTAGACGTGCAGCACGCCGTCCGCCGGGACCCTGACGGAGTTATAGCCCCCGCCGAACGTAAAGGCCCCTGGGTGCTCCCGGAAGAGCCAATAGGCGACCCGCTTGCCGATGAGATCGAACTCCACGCCGTTGATGATCCGGCCGACCGTCTGTCCCTGGGGACCGCGCACGTCGATCCCCGTCCGGTCCGTGTCGATGTAATCGCCTTCGAGGAC